CAAATACGATGGAGCATCCACTTCAGATGGAGCAAACTGGAAGTTTTATAGTGCCGACCAACTACAAAAGTGGTGGAATACTGGATCTCTGACCGATTGTAGCGGCGGCGGTGTATGGTGGCTGGATAGTGCCTCTATCGCATCTGGTTCTGGATATGCGGAGTATCCAAATATAAGTCAATACAACCCATTCCCAGATTGCCCTACAAGCAGTTATGTTCCGCCAGCTTCGTCCAGCATAATATCCACGGGTTCATATGCCTGCTATCAATATTTTGATTATCAAACATCCGACGTAAGAATGGATGTTACTCCAATAGTAAATGCTTGGCTTACCAGAGCAATACCAAACGAAGGATTCATATTGATGCACGCGGACGAATCAAGTTCTGTGGATTATGGATCATTAAAGTTCTTTAGCAAAGAAACCAACACAATATACTCACCATATCTTGATGTGTGCTGGTATGATTCTATCATCAATACTGGCAGTGCGGATGCTATACAACTGCGTGATGCAGTAGTAAATGTGAAGAATATGGCAAGAGAATACAAGTTCGGTTCCATTATTCGCATGGACGTAGCAGCAAGACAGAGATATCCAGTAAAAACATTTACTAATAGATTCTCCGATTATCTTTCGCCATACTATCTACCATCATCCAGTTATTACCAAATCAAGGATGCGGAAAGCGAAGAAACAATACTTCCGTATGATGATTTCACTCGTCTAAGTTGTGATCCAACAGGAAACTATTTTATGCTTGATACAAGCGGACTTGCGTCTGAACGATACTACAAGGTTGAAATACGTTCAGAACAAAGTGGGTCTATAATGACCTATACTATTCCAACAACATTCAAGATTTCTAGATGAAAGCCAACCAAAATCTAACTGGATATAATCAAGCCGATGTAGAAAGTTTATTGAGCACTGGTTATATTGTACCAAAAATAGATGAGTATTCGAACTTGATGATACTTAACACAAGTTCCGAGTTGTATAGTTCTTCAATAAGCATAGAACTGAAAAATGTAGTATATATCCCGACCAAAGTAGAAACAAGAATAGACCCGACATTCTTTGAACTATGAGTTTATCAGACATACAGTATATTGTAACCTCTACCTCTTCTTTGAGCTATGGTTCTTTTTTAAATCAAGAAGATTTGAAGTTTTATACCAATAATTTAATTTCAAGAAATATTCCGTTTGGTAGATTTGAAGAAGATTACATAAGATTTGGAGTATACAATTTAGATAATAGCTTCATAACATCTTCTACAATATATTCCAAGGGAGAATATTCTTATCATACATCTTCGTTTTATGACGTGTTTAACCAGTTTACGACATATTCCTACAAGAAATATAATACCGACTATGTAATACTTGGAACAGAAACACAATCACTGTTTTTTGATGTTAGCAGAAATCTAAATAATCTTAGTATACAAAATGGAAACTATAAGATTTATATAGAGTTGGGCAGGGAAGTTGTCGGAAGTGAAAGAAATACAGATAATAGGCTAACAGTTAGTGCGATATCCACAAGTGCAACGGAAATAGGATTAACACCAAAATCTCTTAGAACTGATCGTACTAAATTGAATTCTGATTTTGAGGTGTTCTGCAATTCTCAGGTAAGGATCAACGAGATTGCGGACGATCTTATATTTGGACTGTCAAAACCAGAAATATACAGAATATATACTGAAGTTTCTCGTCAAAATCCTTCGGGTTCAAATGAACTAAAATTCAATTATAGCTTCAAGACGGAAGCTGATGTGGTTTCTTTCTTAAATGACATATATTATGGCGTCAAAAAAGGAAACTTAAGAAGCAATGGGCAATATGCCAATAATGATGTTCTTGGTATATACGACCAGTTTAAAAACTGGCTATATCAAAACTATGAGGTGGGATATACGTTTAGTTTTATTCGAGATTATTACTATAGTTTATTCTTGTATATCGTAGACCAAGAACTAAATCGGATAACAAATAAAAAGCCGGATACATATCCACAGATTGTAGAGTTTTTACAAACAATATTCTACAATAATATATTTTTTCCAACATCATTTGTATTGGAAGGAAATTACAACATAAATATATCCGGCTATTTTAAGTATTACCTAAACATTCCAGGCAAAAGTCCTATACCAATAATAAATAGAAAATTTATACCTTCCACGGATCCTAATTTTCACAATCTATTGGCTATTAAGTTGCTTAATCCGCTACCAGAAGATGTGGATGTAAACACCGATGCGTGGATAACCTGCGATTTTGCGTTTCTTCCAATAGTCCAAAATATATATTATTATACTAGACAGGCAATAAACACCGTAAAGTTGAGAGGACCAAACTTCTTGATAAAAATCGAGAATGAGGGAAATTCGACGGAAGCATTGTCCATGGAACAACTCATCGGAGAAACTGGAAATCTTTATGATGAACTGAACAGTAAATTGGAAGGAAAATCTCAGCGTTTCATTGATACGACCGATTATAGAAATTTTAAAAACTTCATAAACTTTTCTTCTGCGGATTTGCGAGTTAAGGCGTTTGAAAACAAACGTAATAAAATAGAACAACTTGAGGAAGAAATAAAAGAGTTGGATATCAAACTTACAGCAAATCCAAATGACACTTTCTATTTGAGGCAAAGAACGGAAGCAAATGAAGAAATAGACGCCATAGAAGCTGGCATGGATGGGTACGAAAAGTTTTTGTATGACAACCCAATGTGGTATGATGAGCATACGACGGATGTAAATGGATATACTTCTGCTTCATTTTACGACAGTGAAAACGGAGGTTCTTTAATAAATAACTTGCCACAGTTTATGGTAGAAGATGCGGATAATAACGCGGAATATATCAAGTTTGTTGGCATGGTTGGTCATTTCTTTGACAATATTTCATTGGCGGCAAAACAATATACAGAAAAGAACAATATATCAAGTTCTCCAAATGTAGGAATATCAACCGATATTGTTGGAGATATGTTACAGTCTCTTGGCTGGGATGTGGAGATATCAAAAGATAATCTTCCATTGATATTGTCGGCGTTTTCAAAATCAGACTTTGACCCAGAATCTCCACTATATTCAAAGGCAAGAGAGTTTTCCGAAGAACAAAGAAATCAAATAATATGGAAACGAATACTTAATACACTACCATATATTTACAAGACAAAAGGAACCGAAGCGTCTTTGAATGCCTTGATTTCGTGCTTTGGTGTACCAAAGAATATAATCAAGATAAAAGAATATGGTGGCATACAAAACGTAAGCGATTTGACGGACAAATCATTGTATATTGTAGAAGAAGTAAAGTATGAGCCATATTTCAGCGGAAGTGGGGAATATTTCAAGTTGGATTGGACAGGTAGTGCTCAGTCGATAGAATTTAGTTTTAGGTTTGATACAAAAAAGACTCACGAGGATGGTGTAGTGTTCAGACTGTTAAACTGCTCAGATGTATGGGTAATGGGAGCAGTTCGTGAAAGAGGAAAAGATTGGGGAAAATTATTTTTCAGCGTCGATGACGGTGCAGGATCAATAAAATCAATAATTACTTCTAGGGCACCTATATTCGATGGAAATTCATATAGAGCAATGATCCGTAGAAATGACGTACAACCATTATTTGGTGCTACTGCTTCGTTTAATTTATACCCAACCAAATATGAGTTGTTACTTCAAAAATCTGAAGATGATCGTATAACATTTTATGTTTCAGCCAGTGCATTTCTTAGTGGAAGCTATAATGACTCCTTTGAGTCCGGTTCATATCTGTACATAGGAAACTATAATCAAAACACGGCATCTTTAAGCATCGACCCAGAGGCATTCTTCGGAAATATAGACGATATAAGAATATGGGAATCTCCGTTATCGACGGAAATATTTACTGCTCATACATTAAACAGAAATGCATACGATCTTGAAACTCCACAGCAAATGGTTTCAGAAAACTTATATAGAATATCATTTGAGCGACCTGTCGATTTATACGATCCGGTTCCATCCGGAGTTCTGTTGAATAACTTATCGTTTAGAGACGACTTTCCAACATTTGCTGCTATAAATTTCCCAGAAGTACTAGGACCGTTGGAGCAAATTACGTCGTGTGATCCGGTAGAAGGACCGGCGTTTCCATATCAATTTTCTCGTAAAGACGTAAGAATGACAATGAATTTGCCCGATTATGGGTCAAATAAATTTAGGAGTAACAAAATCAATTATATAGAGCAGCAACTTGCCACCAACTTATCCCCAGAAACAAGAGCATCTTACAAAGCCAGCGAATTGTCCAATGTAGATAGTAATAAACTCGGTATATTTTTCTCTTCATCGGAACTACAAAATGCAGAAATAATAAAGTTTTTTGGAGAATATCCGCTTGGAGACTTAATCGGAGATCCTGCGGATGTTTATAAAAGCTCATATGACAAGTTTGAAAAGTTCAAGAAGATATATTACGATCAAGGATTTGGAAACATAGATTTTAGTTTCTTTATGAACATCGTTCGCTTTTATTTTGATAAGGCGATGTTCAAATATATACGTGGACTTATTCCCGCAAGAGCAAAGCTTGTAGATGGTATATTGATTGAACCTACGATATTAGAAAGACCAAAACTTAAATCAAAACCGCTGGTAAAGGAAAATATCCAACAAAAAGTGGGCGGAGCATACGCTAAAAACAATATTACGGCGATACAAGACGCCAATAAAAGTGCCAGTCTTGATTTTAAATACAGAGGTTCGGCTATATATTCGGACATAAATCAGGTATTCTTTCCGGCAGTAGAAGACACCTACGGGTTTAGTTTGTTTGCGGAAGATGGAGTTACATTTTTTAACAACGAATTTTATAGAGTAGATACTGTAAAATATACAAAAAAATATCAAGTATATGAAGAATATGTAAAACCTTATGCGGCATTAAGTCAATCGCAGGTAGTAAATGATTTTAGAGGAAAAACAAATACTATAGAAAAGTCTTATTATAAAGTTAATATTGCACGCCTACCATTATTGACAGAATATCCTATGACCGCATCTTTTAACGTTGGAATATTAGGAGAAATATATTTCAGTGGAAGTTTATTTTTTAATGAGGGACTAGTAGGAACATTTAATTGTACGACTACGCAATCTCACGGGATTTCTGGAATAATTTCTGGTGCATTTGAGGGACTTGATACAGATCAATCTTCAAATTTTTTAATTGGAAATATATCCAGTCCCGGAATAAGCATAACAGGAAGTTTAATAGACAATGGAAGAGTGGTAACATATGCTGGTGATTTTGATGTTCGCAACGGAGTGCAAACGTTTGAAGGAAATATATATGGAGAAAACGTTGGAAACGGCGTCAATGATAAAAGTGTATACAGTATCACTTTTATTTCTTCTCATCCAACGAGATCTATATTCAGAGAATTTTCGGAAACTACATCGGACGTACTGTTTGGTCCATTAGGTCAGGGCGTTTCTTACAGAAAAGCATATTCCATGCAATATTATCCTCCAAACTCTACATTATTGACTGGGTATAGAGACAACCATTACAAATACACCAAGAGGCAGTTTTCTACAAAAGAATGGAATAGCTATCAAATAGACCCTGTAAATTCCTCCGAGACGAGTTTTAAGTGGAAAAAGCACAGCCAGAACAAAAAAACTACCGTAGATCCGGAGACCGGGTTATTGGATAATAGCGAACCAGTAATATCAAAAACAGTATAAAATAAGTAAAAAAAGACTTTAACATATATATTTATTTAGAAAGATACCTATATGGCATATATCAATAACGAAACAATCACCGTAGATGCGGTTCTTACTAAAAAAGGCAGAGAGCTACTTGCTGCTAAAGGTGGGCTTAATATTACATCATACGCATTGGCAGACGACGAGATTGACTATAGTCTATATCAACCAAATCATCCTCAAGGTTCTTCGTATTATGATTTAGCCATAAGAAACACTCCAGTATTTGAAGCATTTACTGACGAAACTCAGGTATTGAAATATAAACTTGTTACTCTACCTTCTGGCCAGACATCTATACCTATCATCAGTCTAGGACAAAGTGCTATATATGTTGATAAAGACTATAAGGGAGAAGTGGTAATTGTTCCAAGCACAAATCCTGCATATAATACTACACTTGGATATACAGCAATCCTTTCCAACAAAGATGTCGGTACAGTAATTGGAGAACAGTTGCAAACTGCTACCACTGCCACTATACCAACATTCATCGGAGATGTATCATCTACTACCGCACAAGTTGCACTTGGAATTAGATTTAGATTTGTACCAAATTCTTCTTTGACCACTACCACATCGACGACGTTGACGGTAATTGGAAACGAAAGCGGAGGCTCGGTATCAATACCAGTATCAGTGAACGTAAGAGACTAATAATTTAAACATATGATTTTCAAGCAATTTGAAACAACCGATATAGTAGCAGGAAGATCCCAACCTGTGTCCACAGGTATTTGGAGTGATGGAGAAACCTCGTGGTCAGAATTTTCTACAAGCAGTGTTCAAGTAATACCATCGTCATCTCAATTTGAACCACTCAATGGATTATATTATACAAATGTGTATGATTATCCAATAGCTTCCGCAAGTGCAGAAATTTATTTTTCTTTGACATATGGTCACTATGCTGGGTCAGGATCTTCGACGTTTGATACGAATGTATCTCAAGGAAGTTTAATTTTTCCAACAAAGGCAATATACAACCAATACAGGAATTTGCTATTATCTCCAGGAGATTCTAAGTTTTCATTTATACAATCTGACGACTTTGGTAACCAAACCTCGGTTGATTCCAATGATATATACGCAATGGCGTTCAGAAGTACAAAATATAAGGATAGAATAGATCCCGGTCAGATCGAGATGACTTTGAGTGGAAGTGCCGGTTCAATAACAATCATCGACGACTCCAGAGATAATCCCGATACTACCACCCAAACTGGTGGTAAACGTTATAATCTTATTCGTGGAACTTTGGCAGCAGGTGCGTTGCAAACAAGAAACTATGAAGCTATCGGCTCGTTATATCCAGATCTTGGGATAGTTATACTAAATCCAACAGCACTACAATCTCTTATTGGCAATGTTGCCGGATATGCCTTGAACGACCCGGTAACAAGTTGGGGAGGAAATTTTGCAAGAATGCAAAACCTTTTATTCTCTTCCATCAAAAATGGAGCTAAAGTATCTTCATTTAAAGCCAGAGTAACAGAGTATGTGCCTGCTCGTCATTACTTTGTTCGAGTCAAGAATCAAGAATATAACTACAGCAATAATCCTACATTTATTATAAACGATCCTACGAGCGCGGATTATGGCAAGCTAAGATTTAGTGATTTCTATACAAACCCTAAAGTGTATATTACTTCTGTGGGACTATATAACGAAACCAATGACCTTGTTGCCGTAGCTAAGTTGAGTCAGCCATTACTAAAAGACTTTACCAACGAGTGCCTTATAAAAATCAAGATAGATATATAATCTGAAGGAGGATTATCTCCAGGTTAATATATTTATCATTATATGATAAAGCAGTTCTCCGCAGGGGATATAACAATAAGGCCGTTTAATACGTTTAAGAACTGGAAAGTTCAAAGTATTGATTCGTCTTCTGTTGATGCATATGGATATAGCACATATTACGACCAGTTTTGCGAGATAAACGAAGGTAAGAAAATATCATCAATCTTTTATCCATCTGGCAGTCCATATTATTCTGCCTCGTTAGAGCCAATCAATCCATCTGGAAAATATGCAAGAAACATATACAGTCTAACGGACTCTATGTTTTATAGAAACAAGAACAACTTCACTGAGTTGTTTGGTGTAGAAAGTTATACGACAGATAAAACCACCGGAAAAAAAGAAATAAGAAACATTAACGACCGAGTTGTTTCATTGGCACTAAATCATAATGCATTTGGCGATAAAGTAAGACCAAATTCAGTAGTAATTACGGATAACTCAAATCCACACGAAGAGTACAGGATATTGGATGATGGATACTCAAATTTGTATATTAGCGGTTCACATTTTTCTACATACACAATTTTGGGTGGAGTAAAAAACATATATCCAATACCATATTGGGATACATCCAGCTACTTTGAATATTATTTGAATCTTGGAGATGGAATTACCAGAAGCATAGATCTTATTTCAGCAAAAGAGTATGCTACCATTGGTATGAATGTTTCAATTATCGGAACTGCGTCTATCTTATTTAATAGTGGATCAATTTTTGATAACTTTCAATCCGAAAATGAACATTTTGGAGAATCTGTTAGCTCTTGGTACAAATACGTAGTAGTTGGTTCTTCAATAGATAAATATAGTTTGTACAAACCTGCATTTGGTTATGCGGCGATATTTAAATACGACGACGAAACAGGTACGCATCGGCTTTTAAAAAAATTAAATTGTCCATTTACTTCTTCAGGATTTTTTAATGAGTTTGATCAAGACAATACTTTTCCATTCTCCGCACCATCGGGGTTAGAAAGTTCTTCATATTACGCAGATACTTTCGGGCAATCTGTATCTGTAAGAGATAATTTTCTTGCGGTTGGATCTTCTTCCGGATCAATATGTAACTCTGGTTCTTTTCCTGGTTATGTTTTTGTATATGACAAAGATAAAGGAGGTATAGATAACTGGGGAATTATAAGTATATTACAAGGAAACACGGACAATGATTACTTTGGACATTCCGTGTCATTGGATGAAGATATTCTGGCAGTGGGTGCTCCGAATGTAAGCGGATCTGGCGCAGTGTATATTTTTAGGAGAAAAAGATTTTTGAGTGAAGAATGTGATAATGCCGAAACAAGCTCATTCTGGCAGCCCGTGGCTGGTTCGGAAGATTTTTGCGAAGAATTAATCACCGAGTCTGGTTCATATTCAATATTTGGAGAAAGAAACATAGAGTCGAGTTCTGTATACAAGGATTATACTTGGGTATACGAGACGGTGATTACTTCTAGTATTTCTGATACTGGAGATAAATTCGGATGGTGCGTTTCTTTGGATT